CGTTTTATATTCATCTGCATTCAAATCATAAAACTTCAAAATAAACCAAATCAAATTTTGGATTGCAACATGCGTTTTACGTGCTAAAGGTTTTACTTTTAGATCTAAGTTTCCATACAAAAACTTAATAGAAATACCGCTTGGACTATTACCGAGTTTATCTTGGGAAAAATCAACACCACGTCCGAATTGAATTAAATATTCTTTCATGTTTTGTAGATACTCTAAAGATGATTGGACTGGGACATCTACACGTATTGTGTCTACATCGCCGTCATGTGCTACATTAATTGCTTTATAATGCTTGAGATTTACCATAAATTCCCTCAAGTCTTCCCCTTCGTATCCTTTTAAAATATGGATAAGGTCAGTTGATTCATCAAAAGTATTTTGTAAATCCGAAATCCTTTTATTAATTGCATCTATAATTGCTTTATAGCGCCAAATATCGCCGACATTATCGCTGTTGTTTTTAAATTCTACAAAAGGGACGCGTCCCCACGATTCGTTATCGTAATGTGTTGTATATGGTTCTTCGTATGAATAATCTAATACAAGACTTCCACCATGCATTTCATAATAAGTAACATCTTCTTTCGTCCAATACTCGACTTTTAACACATCATCTGAGATGTAATGACGGATAATAGCATCTAATTCTTTGCATTTTCTATCTGCCCATATTGGTATAATTTCTTCCGTAGGAATTTCGACAAAGTTAAATCCTCCGTTTTCGTCAATATAAATGTGCAACCAAGAATTCCCTTTATTAGAAGTGTTTTTTAAAATATCTATTAAATCATCGCTGAAATCGTCATCAAGATGTTCATTTACTAACTGATTCAACTTATTGTTTTGATGTGTAATAGTCGGTGGATCACCCACCATATATTCGACTTTTTGGTCTACCATATTAGCATGATAAGCTGTAGGTATACGCCAATCAGGTTTAGTTTTATCAATAATTCCATCAAAATTATGAGGAGGTTCTGCAAAGATAATATCAGGCTCATTGTCGTAATATCTCTGACCAGTTAATATCAAAGGTATTTCTGTTTTATGATTGTTAATCAATTTCATTAACTGTTCCACTTCAAAAACCTTATTTTTCATTTCTAATTCTTCCATAATTCTTTCGCCATAAGGCTTTTCATCAGGTAAATAAATATTAATCACCGCCCTTTAGGTTTTAAAATACTAATAGATGACTGACGCATGTCACGCTCTAGAGCGTATCTTGTAGCATCAATCGTGTGATTATCCTTATCTTCTAATCTAGGTTTGACGTTACCGTCTTTGTCCGTTTCATAATCAATGTTCTCAAATTCTCTTGCGATATTTGGTGTACGTGTTGGATCAATCACAATAGCGTCTAGGTCGTTTAACCATTGTTCGCCATGCTCTACGCTGTCTGGTCCTTTCTTAACACCTTTGATACGTCTGATGCTATGCTCTTGCTTTAATTCTGCAATAGACTTAGGCTCTGCACTATCTGCGTATATCTCATCAGATTGATAACCTTTCTTCTTTAACCAGTTAGCAAACTCTCTATTACTTATCTGTACGCCATAATATTCATCAACTGCGTATATAATACGTTTCTTCTTATCATAGTGCCAACGTACAAATGCTAACGGGTCAGTAGCGTAACCAAAGTCAACAGCATTACGAATGTTATCAAATGAGTTATATAAGTCATCAGGTATTTTTTCTATTTGTAAATTATTGAAAGGCACAACTCCACTCCCTATAGCTTCCCCCATATACTCCCAGCGATATCTTAATTCATTACGCTCTTTTACACTTTCTGCTTCTTGAATAAATTGTTTAGATATATAAGGGTTATTCAAGTATGTTGAATGATGTACGAACGTGATATGTGGTTGGAATGAGGTTTCATATTTTTTGTTAACCCAAGATTGTTTTCGTTTAGGTGGGTTGTAAGTAAAGAAAAACTTATAAAAAAGACCATTACTTAACTCACCACGCAAAAGAGAGTTTGTAATGGTTGTCACTTCATCTTCTGTTTTAAATTCTGCTAATTCTTCTATCCAAGCTATTGTAAAAGGGAATTTACTGTCTTTTAGCGATTTTAATCGTTCAGGGTTCTGCGCACCTCTAAAGATTATCTTGTTACCTCTAGGTTTATATGTAATCTCTAAAGGCGACATTTTCACTTTGAATAAAGATGAAACGCCTTGCTCCTCCATTGCCCATTTAACTTGCTCAAATACAGAAGTTGCTAAAGTGTTATCAGTTTTTCTAATCGCTACTGCATTCATTGGATATCTCATTATAAGTTGTACAAGTATATGTGAGACGTCTGATGATTTTCCACTACCACGTCCACCTTTACAAACGATATTCAAGTATCTATCAGACATTGTAGCTTTCCAAAGATCATGGAAATGTACAGGTAACAATGAAGAAATAGGTTTATTCATCTTCAAAACGTCCTATATCATCGATAAAGTTAGGTACTTCTACATTTACATCTTGTACATCTGTGAACAATTTATGATGTTTACCTAATAATTCTAGTGCTTTGTTTTGATCGCTTATCTTAGGTGGTTTTTTTACTAACTCAACACTTTCATCATATACAAGATTGTATTTTTCGGTAGAAGGGTTAAGTTTGTAATCACCTTTTTTCGTCACGACAGGCTCAATCTCTATTGTCTCTGCTCTAGCAGTTCTAGTTAAGCGATACAATACTTCTTTGCCACTCATTATTTGCTCATCAAAAAGTTTCTCTTCTACCCCCTTGATATATTCTTGTATCTCATCATTTTTCATCATTCTTTGACCGGTATTGTAAGCTGACCTTTCACTATATCCGGCAAAAATAGCAGATTTAGTTGCATTTCCATAACATTCAGTGCCAGGTATTGCATAAGCCTCTGCGAATGTTCTTTGTCGTTTATTTAATTCGTTCATCTTATACTATCACCTACTTATCGCTATTCGCTTGTTAAAATAAAAAGACGCATCACTATAATGCGTCTTCGCTAATAAAGTATTTTATAAAATCATTTCCTAATTCCGATATGGAAACACTGTCTTTAGTTTTGTTTTTAGTTTTTTTGTTATAACTTACTTTTAATCTCTTTTTAGATTTGCTGCTTTTAAGGTAATCAGCAATGCTAATTATATCTTTTTGAGCTTTCTCCATAGATTCCATAATTTCATCAATATCATGTTGCAAATAATTTTCTGTTTTATTTTGAAGCAATCCATTTCTCAACAAATTATTTCTTGCCGCTTTGTAACCTGTATCAGTTATATTGAAATCATCAATTATCTTTCTTACCCACATTTCTTTTCTTTCATTATAGGGGATACTATATTGTTTTAATATCTCTATCTCTAAAATCGTCATTCTATCCAATATAGAGAAGTATAATATTGAAATGTCATATGAAAAGTTATGCTTTATCGTGTTTAAAACTCCATTAGATATATATTTGATTTTTTCCTCCTGCTTTGTCCTAGCAGAAGTTTCAGATCCTAATATATATAAATCGTCTATTTTTTCATTATACTCTTGATTATCAGTATCATTGGCCTTTTCAAGTATATCCACTCGTTTAGACAACTCTTTTATATATATACTTTGATTTTTTATGGCTTTGTTTTTAATGTGTCCACTAATAGTCCCACCCATTATAGGAAGAAAACTTGCAAAAGCATCCAGTGCTGTGTTCGCCATGATTTCACCCCCTACACCAAGAGTTTCTGTTTTTAATTCTTCTTTAGCTCCATCTGCTAAGTTGCTACTAAATGCGTCTAATAAACGAGATATTACCTTACCCATTCTTTCATCCTCCAAATTTGTTATATGCATATTATACAACAAAAAAGACACCCGATTTTGCTATCGGATGCCTAAAATTATTTAGGAAGGTTGTTGAATCGTTTGTCATGGATTTGTAGATTTTCTCTACACTATCATAATATCATCAAATAATACCCTCTATGCACACCGGATGCACATCGCTATTTCATTCCAACCTCTAAAGCGACCGCTCTCACAAAGTTTTTACGTATTTTACCTGCCGTATTACGATGCATAAAACACTCTTCAGCAATATGCTCCATTTTCATGTTTTTGTTAGGGTTCCAGTATTTCAAGCGTATCACTTGTTTATATTCCTCAGGTAGTTTGTTATAAGTGCTTTCAATTGCTTGAACCATTTCCTCTTGGTTACGCAGCATCTTATTCGTCATAAGTCTTGTAGCCATGACTTCTGTTGTACGTGTAGGTTCCCCTTTCTGCAGTGGTCCATATACAATATTATCATCAACCTGTTGAGTGGGATTGAGTATTTCAAGCTTTAACTTCTTAATATCTTTTTTAGTTGATTCAAGGTTATAAATCTCACTTTCAATGTATCTAAAAGTCGCAGGTTCAATTTTTGTCAATGCGCTTTTCCTCCCTTAAGTTACCAATAATAATGTTTTTTAACTTTAGTTCTTCATTCAACTCTTTATTCGCCATATGAAGTACAAAAGAGAGAAGAGCGAAGAGAATGGTTAGTGCTATCCACATCAATCACTCACCTCTGCTTTTAAATCATTAAGATGTATATGATCGTGTATATCGAAGTCTGCAGGTGCTTCCACATCATCATTCTGTGTTGCGTGAATGATAAGTTGTTCAGTGATGTATTTAGCTGCTTCGTATAGTGTAAGCGTTAAGATTAGTTTGAGTATTGGTTTAATCATATTCAAGACTCCTTCTTATTATGCGTAAAATCTACTACATATTTGTTAATACCTGTGATGTTTTGGTTAGGCTCAATAATTTTAACTTGATAAGTGTCTTTGTACTCTTCAATTATCTTTTGTAATTCTTCATCAGTAGTTTTTTTATTAGGAGATACATACATCGTTGAATGCAATGAATCTACAAACAAATTTATTTTGGTTTTTCTGTTTTTAAAAAATATAAATTCTTTTACAAGATTAGCAATCATGAGCAATGCTAATAGCCCCCATGTTACATATAAAAATATAATTCCCATTATTTATTCCTCCTAAAGTAGCAAGGCGGACGAACCGCCTTACACATATCCTTTGTCCTTATCTGCTTTACCATCTTGTCTTGCATGATTTCGCTCCATTTTCTTTTTGTACGCTTCAATAAGTTGGTCGATTGAGTAGAGGGTATAAGCGATGTGTAAGGGGCGTATTATTGCATTTTTTTCTGATACTCCGAAGTATTCTACATTAGACATAAAGTGATATACGAAGTCGTTCGAACTATAATTTATTACAATCGCACCTAAATTCGATAAACCATTTTCAAAATAACTTGCATTAATCCCACTTTGGTTAACTATACTCAATGCAAACGCCAGCATATCTGACAACTCATCTAACTGCACATCTAAAGGCTTGCCTTTTTCTTCTTCCAGTTCTTAAATGTTTCGATAGTATTAAACCATTCAAAGAATTCAACAATGTAAGCTACTTTGCTATCTTCTAAGTTTAAAGTTGGAATGCGATCATCAAATTCCTTTTGTATTTGTAATAACTCTTTTAATTGTTCTACTGTGATTGTGTTAGTCATTGTTTTTGTCCTCCAAATTTTTCAACTATATCACTTACGATGTTCACATATTCCTCAGCATCACTAGCATAATCACCTTCCTCTTTAATCTCATCAAACGCCTTTGCCTTTTCCAACACCTCCACATGCTCTCGATAAATATCTTGATGTGTTTGCATGTGTGGGTACTTTTCTGCCAACTCTTTAGCACCTTCTACTTGTTTTTCCATGTATTTGTATCTCATTCCAATTCCTCCTTTTCCGACCACATGTACGTTATACTGCCATCTGGATTGATTTCTCGGAAAGCTTGGCTAACTGATTCTACTCTGAACAAGTCCTTTTTTTGTATGTTTTCAACCTTAGAAATATATCCATATTCGTCAAAATATACATAACTTCCATTGTCACTGTAAAAAGTCACGTCTGTCTTATTTTTGTACCAAGCCCACTGTACAAGTTCTGCAAAGTCCAATATCTTTTTTGTTGTAATTGTTACCATTTTATTCATCCTCTCTTCTGCAATCTTCGCAAGTCACTGGATGACCAGGTACTTCCTCATTTTCTTCGATAGTCAATCCGCCACATACTTCACATAAAATACCTTCTAAAATCATTTCAGTTATTTCGCCCATTCCATTTCCTCCTATTACATTCATAATCGGCTCTGTCAGCTAACACAGTGAGGCGTGTAGGGCTTGCATCAATCACAAACCCCTTTACACCTCTGCTCTGTAACTCTTGCTCTAGTTGCGTTAAACTACGTCCTCGTGTGTCTGCCATTACAAAATTCCTTCGTCATTGAATTTATGATTTAGTGATTGCCCTTGCTCTAATTGTTCAACAATTCTCTTGATACACAGCTTTGCATGCAACTCACGCATGTTGTCCACATATAACTCTCCTGTACATGTATTCAATTGAGCGTTTGCGTATTTAAGCGCCTCTTTTAAGGTCATTTAAAGCCCCTCCTTGAGACGTTGCGCATAATCGATGATTTTATCCAGCTCTTTATCTAATGCGTCTTTACAGCCTAGTCTTGTGGCATATTTGATGATGTTAAACTTCATTGACGCAATCCATTCATCTTTAGTAAATTGTTGACGTGTAAATTCAATTACATCTGTTTGACCGGAATAATGTTCGGGAATGTTTTTGCAATCTTCAAAATGTTCAGCTTTCTTAAAAGATATTGGCAGTTTGTCGAAGTAATCCACATCTGTTAACTCGAACGGGTCATCGATACCATCTAACTGTACTATGACTGATTGTTTGCCAAGTCTATCAACTTGTCGTATAACAACGCCTGCGTGTCCGCCCTGCACATTCAATCCACGATACTGCCATAAGATAATACGATCATCTCTTTTTAAATCTCTAATCTCATTCATCTAACGCACCTTCTTTCATTCTCATCATGTTAATTTTAATACGTGCTGCTTTCTTCTCTGATTCCGTCATGAACATACTTAATGCCGTGTATTCGAGATTTTTCATGTTTGATGTTGGTTCAACACTCTGAGGTGTACCGTCGTATAGCCAAGGGCGCTCTTTTCTTCTGCGTGATTCTGCTTGTTCTGCTAACTTCTTTTTCTTTTCTATTTCGTCTACGTTAAATGTCGGTTTGTGTTCTTCAAGATAGTAATCAAAGTCGTCTCCTATGATTTCTTCAAAGCTCTTGCCTTCTTGATACTTTTTATTGATTTGGTATCTTTCAATCTTGATTTTCTGCATCTCATTCAAAGGTACATATAAAGTTACATCTGGAAAATCTCTTCTCCAATAAATAGAACCCCATTTAGTTATATAATCTCTACGCAGGGTAGTTGCTTCTTCCTTACTCCATCCGTGATTCATGCGTTTTTCAACCAGCAATAAATTCAAAGCCTTGCATTTAATCTGACGCATGTCTTCTGGTGTCAACGCTACCGCTTTATTATTTACATAGATTGTATTTCTTGCCATTACTTTAACCCCCCTACAATAACCGCTCTACATCTGTGACTTCTAAGTCATCCATGTAGGCTTCTGGTTCCTTATGAATTTTATTGATCAAACTATCTTCCATAGCTTGTGTATTTTCATGTTTGTGAAATGTATCTTTGACTTTAGCTGTAAATGTCACTGTGCATTTGAATTGCATTTCTACATCGTCATTGTCGATATTCAATTAATCTACCTCCTCGATTTCCATGATGATTTTAGCTTCATTACCGTATTGCTTTAAGGTTCTTGCATCTACGATTTGGTTATCATCTTTCCACAGATGCTTATTGCCGGCATCTAAAACAGTTTTCATCAAATTATCTACATCAGGCTTTGTACGCTTATACTTACCGACCATTGCCAAGCGCTTTTTCTTACTCCAACTTTCAGGTGGTGTAAAGATAAATTTCAACGTTACGATCACGCTATTTTCCAACATAAGTTTAGGCATCTGCTTTTGTATAAAATCTTTATGCGCCGTATAAGTGGCAGGCATATAGGTTTGTACAAATTTTCCTCTATTCGCAAACCTCGGTCTTGGTGAACCGATAGGTGCTTTATGTGTTTCGTTGAATTTAATTTCTATTTCCATAAGACACCTCTATTTGACGCACAGCGGGCGTTGTACGACGTTTGTTACATTGGTATAGGAATAAGTCGTACAACCTCTCAGCGTTGCCCTGTGCTTGTGTAATCATCATCTCTGCAAACACTGAACTGCAGTTAAGATGACGCATGATATATTCTTTGGTTAACATCACCATGAGTTTCTCTCCCTGTAATCATCGCCTAACATCCGTACTGTTCTCGCATTGTGTTTCATACGTGAGTTGATACGTTGCCAGTTCATGTTTTGATTTAATTCTTTATCACTGAAATTAGTAGTAAAGATATTGTTTTTGCCTGTGCGGTTATCGACAATACTGAACAGTTTGTTTAATGTGTGTTCTGTGTTTTCAACACCTACATCATCCAAGACAAGTAGATCAATACTACTTAATAATTTGACTAGTTCATCTGTCGTTTCTATTGACTCTCGGTTATACGTCGCCTTTATTCGTTCCATCAACATCGGTATATGCATAAATGCCACTGAATACCCTTCTTTTTTAACTGCTTTTGCTATCGCATATGCTAAATGACTTTTTCCTGTACCGTATGAACCTTGAAGTATTAATGATTTAGGGTTATCAGTAGAAAAGGTTTTAACATATTCAATAGCTGTACTCTTTGCTTTCTCTTGGTCTTTATTTTTAGGTTTATAGTTACGTACTGTAGCATCTTTAATTGATGCATTTACTGTAGATTGCCTAAAAATTCGATTAACAGCTTTTTGTTTGCGTTGCTTTTCTGCTAGCTTGCCCGCCTCAATCATCTTGCATTCACAACCATCTCTGAATTCATAACCGCTTTCAAACTGGTGTAGGTCGTACTTGTTCCCGCACTTTTCGCAATAAAGACCATACTCAATATTTGCATACTCATATTTCTTAAGCTTTTTCTTCAGTTGAAGATTAAATAATTTTCTCATTTGGTTTCACTCCTAATCCCAATAGCTAGGGTCGTATTTCATTCGTTCTAGTTGATCTGCACCACTTAATTTAGGTGTTTGATTTTTATAATTATCAAAGTTTCCACTGAACAATGTTTTAGGACGTAAATATTCATCCATCTTCGGATTGCCCTTCCATTGCGCAGTCATATTATCAATTACTGTAAAGAAATCTTCTTTTGAATTATCTTCATTGAATCTGGCACGTATTAGTTTTTGATTTGCTTTTGATTTGTGGCTAAACCTCTTACCAGTCTTTTCGTTAAGATAATCTATAATTTCTTTATATGGGATGTGTGTCGGGTTGCCCGACAATATATTTAAATCATTATTAGTAAAGTCATTATTAGTGGAGTTATTATTAGTAGTGTCGGGTTTTCCTAAGTGGGAATCTCCTAAGTAGGAATTTCCTAAGTGGGAATTTCCTACTTGGTTAGCTAGTTCAAACACTTGATACTCATACTCTTTAAAATGTCCTTTTTCATCTCTGATTCGGGTCCGACATATATATCCTGCTTCTTCCAATTCCTTAATCCCTGTTTTTAAACTATCTCTACCATCTGTAGCATGTTTCTTAAGTTCCGTTTCGTAAATTTTCCAATCATCAGGCCGACTTAATAAATAAAGTAGTATGCCTTTAGCTTTCCAACTTATATTAGAATCGTGTATAAAAACTTTGTGTACTGTTACAAAGTTTCCAGACTCTTTATGAACTCTAAAGGTTGCCATTATTGCATTCTCCTTTCTGGTATAATATTTTTTGAGGTGAAAAATATGTTTTGGTTATCTTTAATCGCAATTATTATTTCTGCAATTTCGTTAGGTTTAACTATTTACAAATACTATATTGATTACAAAGAAAATAAGTTGAAATTATCAGCGGACTTACAAAATCACTTTGTTGCCAGTACAAGAAATGTTTTTGAATTTAATTTTGTAAACGAAACTAAGTATCCAGTATCGATCACAAAGATTGTTTTAATTGATAATCATAGAAATTTAAAAATTAAATCGTTACAAAGCAAAACATTACTTACAAAAGGAAAATATATAAGAAACGAAAGCAGTTCTTTACCTATTAATTTAGGTTCTTATGAAGCATACAAAGCGTTTGTTGTAATCGATTCAAATACGATATTAAATTCGTATGACTTTGAGATATTTACTAGTAAGGGGATTTTTACAACTGAACTATCAGGGAAACTACCGAAAGAACAATCGCTATCAAATTTAGGGAAATTAACGATAAATAAATGATGTGGTCTTTTTTTGTCATTTTGATTCTCCTTTCAACATTTTATTAAGCCGATCATCAACTTTTATCCAACTGTTCTCTAAATGGTATTTCTTATCGAAACTTTCAACGCCCATATTATGTTGAGACTGATGATGCTCTCTGCATAGCGCTAACACTTCATATTCGTAATGGTCCATTGTCTTACGGTTCTTACCTCTACCTATTGCGTAATGGTGTGCAAGGTCTGAATGAGGTTTACCGCAGATAATACAGTTACGGTTGACTGTAGACCAGTACAAGAAAGATTTATCTTGTTTAAGCAGGTCGCTTGTTTTATAAGCTAATGGAATATTGTTATGAAATATCCAATCAAGCGTAACTTCTATGATTTGGTTTGCTTGGGTACGTGTACAGTCGCTTAATGATATGTGTTTGTCGTAGCCGTAGTAAGTCCGAACGAACTCTATAAATAAATGCCTCATATAGTCCATTGGTTGTCCTGTATGTGCTTCTATGTCTTTGACAAGCGCAAATATCTTACGACGTTGCTTGCCAGTAATTTTAAACGGATCTACGATTTGAACATCGACTTCTACTTCTAAGCCATTATCGAGTAGTAGCGTCTCTTTGTTGCCAAGTTTTACATTCTTGATGACGGCAGTAATTGTACCGTCATCTTCTTGAATGTAATTAGTGATTCTTTGCATTTAAAACCACTCCTAGAAAGGTAAATCATCCGTATCCATATCAAAGTTGTTGCTATTATTGAATGGATTTTCGCTTTGAAGCGCCTTCTCTCTTTGCTGCACTTGGTTATTTGATTGGTTATTGTTTGAGGCTTGTGCATTCTTAGGTTCTAGGAATTGCACACTGTCACATACGACTTCCGTAACAAATACTCTTTGTCCTTCCGCATTCTCATAACTTCGTGATTGTAAGCGACCATCGATACCTGCTAAACTTCCTTTATTCAAATAATTATTGACGTTTTCTGCTTGTTTACGGAATACAACACAGTTGATAAAGTCCGCCTGCTGCTCTCCGTTTTTACTCTTAAAATTACGGTTGACTGCTAGTGTGAATGTTGCTACATCTACACCGCTTTGCGTTGTTCTGAATTCCGGGTCTTTTGTTAAGCGACCTACTAATACGACTCTGTTTAACATTATTCATTCTCCTTTGCTTGTTTTGACCAGTTATCTAATTTTTTGATGCATACAGTGATTTGACTATTACTTAAACTCTGAATATCGTTGATACCTAGTTGTCGCTGCACATCATCAACACTTACTTGTTTTCCTACAGATTGCATGAGTTCGCTGAATTTCAACATTTCTTCTTTTAATGTCCCAATCGCTTTAGCATCTGGTTTGGTATATTGCTCGCGCTTTTGTTTAGCATCCGCGTCATCCTCATCAGTAGGAATATTGAAGAACTTCATTAAAAAGTAACGTTCAGCATAAGTTAGTGCAGTACCATGCGCTTTAGAAACGTCGTCTTGTTGTCCGACAGAATAGAATGTTACTTCAAGCTTTTCTTCTGGCTTATCCGCATTGATCCATACATATGTCAATTTCATTTCGACGACAAATTCAGATGTTGTGACTTCTCTATTTGCTTTTTTATTGAACCTCGTAACTTCAATCTTTTTATAGTTTTCTTCTGTTGTACTAGGAACAAGCAATAAATTATGTTCAATCATTTTACTTCTAATTCTGTGTAATACTTGCGAACCACTAACATATGAGTAGTTGTAGCCTTTAGTATCTTTAGTGAATCCATCTATATTAGCTTTAACGTCAGCTATTTTCTGGAATAGGTTCATTTCTTGCTCCATTATCTAATCACCAGGCTTTCGCTTTCACGCAATTCTGCACCATGCACATCTGCACCATTTTGAATATCTTCTTTGAGTGCTTTCTTATCCAGTTTTGGTGCTTGTTCGATAAAGTATGATTTATCAATCAGTTTTTCATTTGTGATGTGGACACTCGGTGCATTTCTACGTTTATAAATATAGTTTGTAGATGTTCTGTAATTCTGCAATTGGCGATATTCAAGCATATCTTGCAAATATGATTTGATTTTATTTTTGAGGTTTTCCCTTTGCTTTTTGAGTGTCTGCAGACGTTTGATTTCTTTGTCCACAGTTTCGATGTCGCCCTCTACACTTCGAATAAGTCCGATTGTGTTATCGACTTTGACATCAATACTCGCTTCGATAGATTCCAGTGTGTCTTTCAAAACTTCTGGTTCGATGCCTTCATCAATTTGATTACGAAGCGCTTCATATTGTTCATTTAAATTAAATAAGTTCATTATGACTTTAAACCTCCACTCAATATTTTTTCTATATTTGTTATGCATTGCTTTTTATATTCTTCGCTGCTGTCACTGCCGACAATCACATGTTGGACGTCTAAGTCTTTTCTATATGTGAATACTAGTGTTTGCTTTTTATCATAATTAGAATATTCAATCGTACCTTGTACGTCCGATTCATCTAACATGTCGATAAAATTATGCGAATATTTTTTAAGGTCCATTTGCTTATCCCTCCGATTTTTGATATGGTAGAGGTTGAAAAACTGATATAAGTATCAACCTCTACTTTGACTGTTAGCAATTGCCGTTGCTAGCAGTCTTTTTTAATACTTAATCGTAAATAACGTAATATACGCTTCGCCGTCATCTACTGCTTCCTCTGTTTCATCTTCTTCGAAGTACCAGACGTCGAAGAACAGAAAAACTGCTAACGATAAAAGCAATGACCACGCTGATGATATAATGAAATCTTGTGTGATAAATGTCAGGACGGATGTACTTACAAAGCAGAATGCGTATGCGATCCAGAATGATTTCATTGCTTCATCTCCTTAAAATTCATCTCTATACTTACGTAAAAACTCATATGCTTTCGGACCGTCAAACGACCAGTTGCGTTTGTTTCCTTTCGGATAACTCGCAATGCCTTCACTTTCTAAAATCTTTCTGAACTTAGGATTAAATAGAATCTTGTCATCCACACTGTTGTTTGATTTGAATGGCGAATGATCAATAAATTCTTTTTTAGACCATGTTGCTTTTTGCTGGTTCATCAACAACTGTGAGTAAATATCTTTTTCAATCAATACATATTCTTCTGGAATATTGATTTGCACACTGAGTGTTTGTGTCATAAGTGGCGCCTCCTATCTTGTATACTTGTATATCTTTAATTCATTAAGTTTTATTAATTAAATACATGCTATAATCCTTTTATCGCTACTGCGTTAGATTGGGGGTGTAACGATGAGTAAAAACAATAAAGATCTCTCTAGAGCTTTAAAGCGAATGCGTTCTAATGCTCAGTCTATGAAAGGCACTTCAAATGTAGAATTTAATGTTTTATTTTCTACAGAATTCATGAAAAAATACACAAATAAAACTGATATATATGAATTCATTGAAGCAAGTAATCTTGACGTTCATAGCCAAGAAGATTTCAATGTAGTAATGCAAACTAACGATTGGAATCATTACGTGAATAAAAATACTAGTTTTAATTCTTGGCATGACATGTACGAAAAAGCTTTAGGTGAATATACTTTTAATAATTTATTCAAAGGACTTTAGTTTTTTCACTAACTCATCAGTATCAACATTTACTTTCACTTTATATGTTGGTCTTTTAGTAGCACTTCTAATCTCTTCCGCCAAGATGACGATTAGGAGCGCTATTTTGATTGATTTGAGTTTGCTCATTTCGTTTCACCTCCTTTAATCCCGCTCGATTGTTGGTAGGATGTTGTTGTCTTTGAGTAAGTCGTAAATAAACAGTCTGCCCTTTTGCGTCCATTTAGTGTTCATACGTACTGATGTGCTACCGTCTTTATGCTCGATTTCTGTAGTTGATGAATGCGTATAGCCTTTATCGTGTAGGTTTGAATAAAGTAACCATTGTCCTGATTGCTTGTATTGAACTTTCAATTCATGCAGCAACTTGTTGAGTGCTTGAGCTGACATACCATAGTCCTTTGCAATCTGACCTACTGTCACTAAACTTTTGTTGTTTAAAATCGTGTCTAAGTAAGATGCTTTAGGTTCATATTCAGCAATCTTTTGCTTCTGCATATTATTTTCAAGTTGTAACTGTTGTTTCTCTTTCTGCTCCTCAATCCACAACTCAGCACGCTTAACTGGATCATCTATCATATAACTTGCGATAGGTTGTGCGATTTGTCGTTCCATTTCATTAAACTTATTAATGTACGCCATTTTAAAATCGTTGTGACCTTGAATGTTGAACATGTATAAAATGAAACCGTCTTTAGTGAGTAGGTATTCTTTTCGAGTTTCGCCTTTAGCATCTTTATATTCACTAAGTACGATTAACGAGCTCACATTTGAGCCGGTTAAAATTTTCTCCAGTCCTCTAATCACATTTTTGTGTGTTCTATTTAATTCATTTGCTACTACTCGACTAGAAACGACTGCCCCTAATTTCGAGTTGTTTTCAATTTTGATTTCTTGTAATGCTTGCATAATGTTTATGCTCCTTTCTGTTGTATACTTGTATATCTCAATTCAAAATTAATTTAATTCCATATTTCGTGCTATAATCCTTTTATCGCTACTGCGGTAGTGGGTGGTGATAAGATTGAAGAATAATTACAACCTTAGTATCAATATTAGAAATGCTGGTAAATTCAACGGAACACCAAGTGAATTTGTAGATGGTAGTAAAGGCGTTCGCTTAACTTACGAAAATGGATTGATCGTAACAATCCACGTTGACGGCAATAATATTGATATACGTTCAAGTCACCGACTAATTTTGGTTGATGAAAATTCTTTAACTTTTGATGTTGATATGAATATCAAAAATCCTAAATGATTTTTTTACCATTAACAGTTAAAGAAAGTTTGTTTTGATTTTGGAGATGTAAGAGGTCTATTGTCGATATTAGTTCCTCTTCGCTCCATTTTTCTTTTTCTGCTAGTTCGATAATTTTGATTGCTATCTCATGTATCTTTTTTAAATCTTGCATGTGATTTCCTCCTATTAAGTTGTTTGTCGTTCTTTATCGGGAACATCTTGTGTAAAAAAAATATCTAGGTTGTTTGTTTCATACCCAAGTATTTTTGCCATTCTAATAAATTCATTCGCTCCAATATCCACTATTCCGTTTTCTCTCTTAGCGTAGGGGGTTCTTGTTTTCCATCCCATTTTATGAGCCATTTCATCTTGTGTTATACCACAAGCGATTCTTTCAGCTCTTAGTCTTTTAAGATTCAGAATCATGATGTCACCTCCAATCGTTCTCGTTTGAGAACTAACTAAACTTTAACACCTTCGTTCTCGTTCGTCAACACTTTATCGCCAAAAAAGTTCAAAAAGTTTTTTCTTCAATAAGTATTGTATTCATTTGGGAACGGTGTTATAATCTAATTGTTCACTAATAAGAACAAATTAATTATTCAGGAGATACTAAAAATGAGAACAAATGATGAAATAATCACAATAATAAAAACAACGTTAAAAGAACAAAATATGTCGCTTAGTGAATTAGCTCGTCGTGTAGGAATGGCTAAATCAGCTGTATCGCGTTATTTAAACTTAACTAGAGAGTTTCCATTGAACCGTGCGGAAGATTTTGCAAAAGCACTTCATATTAGTACAGAATATTTACTTGGTTTTACAGAAAGTGAACAAAAAGAGCAAGAACAAGACACTATGGCCGCTCATTTTGACAAAGAAGGTCTAACAGAAGAGGAAATTGAAGAAGTTAATAAGTTTATTGAATGGGTTAAGAATAGAGATAAGTAAAGGGTGTTTCTTAATGGGAGTTTACGAAGATTTATGTATCGCTAACGATTGGGTTGAGATTGAGGTGACTGATCGTTTACCTAGTTTCCAACCAGGGTTCTACAGAAATGGAAAAATCTATATTAAAAGCAGTCTTTCCGAAATACGAAAAGCTGAAGTTCTCTATGAAGAATTAGCTCACCATAAACTTACATACGGAAATATACTTGATGAATCAAGTTTCAATAACCGTAAATTCGAAAATTACGCACGAAGACATGGTTATGAAAATTCTATATCTTTGAACAAGATTATAGACGCATATAAATACGGAGTAAGTAGCTTATATGAATTTGCTGAATATGTTCAATTAAGCGAAGAACACGTATATACAGTGTTACAGCATTACAAAAATAAATTCGGTTTATCAACTTGCCATAACGGCTATCTTATTCGATTTGAGCCATTGCAGGTTTTTAAATATAAAAAATTAAATGAAGGAGATTAGTAATGTGAAGAATTTATCAGACGAAAAGGAATTAACAAACGAAGAACTTTTAGAAAGACAACAACAGCAATTTGAGCAGTATAAAAAAGAACAATCTGCTAAATCAAAAAAGAAATGGTTATGGGGTTGTGGAGGCTGTTTAGGTTTATTATTATTAATTGTTATTGGTGTAACAGCGTGTACCGGAGCTTTTGTAAGTGAAGTTGATAAAGGAATAAATGAAGAAGGTACACTTAACAAAGATAAAAATACAAAAATAAAAAAAGTAGGAGAAACTACTGAAATAGATGGCGTATCATTCACGTTAGATAATGCTGCGTATACAGAAGAGAGAAATGAATTTGCTGATGTTCAAGCTGATAAAGTATTAAAAGTTGATATGACTGTAAAAAACAATTCTAAAGAAGAAATTCCAGTGGGTGGAGATGTAAAAGTTTATGTAGATGGAAAGCAAGCTAAATCTTATCCTATCGATGATCAATTAATGGATTCGTTATCACCAAATAGAGAAATTAGTGGGTCTGAAGGTTTTGCAATCAATGGTAACCCAGAAAAAATAGAGCTAGAGTTCCAACCATTAACATCATTCTCTAATAAACGATATATTTATGATATTAAACCAGAATAATTGAGGGCATCCACTTGCCCTATTTTTTATCCTCTTATCACAGATAAACAAAGAAGCTATAAAGTGCCTGATAAGCAGTTAAACCACAATGATAACTATGTATACCTCGTAAACTACCAA